GTGGGTTTCTCGGAATTTGCTAGTACCACTGGTACAAGCGCCCCTCCACAATCTGATATTTAGATCCTATCGAGAAAATGGTCCTAGGGGTAGGTGCTTTGACCCACTTGCCATCAAGAAAGTTATATTTCCCGTCAGGCAGGTACTTCCATGAATTGAAAGACATCTGGGGTGTTCGGCGCACTTGTACGACCGGCGCTGGAGTCGGGGTTCTGAACCCCGAGAGGTTCGAACTAGCCACGGACTCCGTTTCAAAGTCAACGGTACGGCGTCTTCTCCTTCGTCGAGAGGAGCGAGACGACATCGATGAACGGCTGGACTTTACACTGGCAGGCATCACACCAACTGGAATGTGAGTAGTGATCTGCCAGACTCAATCGCAACAACTGAATTAGCGTCGTGTGTGATCACGACCTCGACGATGTCAGAATCGGAGACAGTGATCACGTTATCAGTGTGCAATGAAATCTGTGTGTTAGCGGCTGGAGTGTGTAAGTAAACTACGGGGGACTCATCAACGCGCGTGCCATTGATCCTAAGCTCAACGATAATGAAAATGGGCGCAGCCTGTGCAATGATGGCCACTCCCACTCTCGCGTTGGCTCGGTAGGTACCAGAAGGCAAGCGGATGGCGGAGTTTGTGACGGTAGCTCCAAGTGTGTTATACTTGGCGTCCCCGGGCACCAGCTCAGTAGTTCCCTCTTGTGTGCTGCCACCAATAAAAGTGGTAACGAAGAAATTCCTGGGCTGAGGCGGCGTAGCAGACAGAGGCTGCCTCACATGTAGGTCTGCTGCGTAATCAATAAAGAAATGGCCAAGTACTTGACCTAGGGATTCAACACCATAGCCGAAGGCGGCTACGTGGATCGCACATGGGTCAGTCAAAAGGAGATCGGTAGGAGTGGGTCCAGTACGGATCAGCATCTTACAATTGTCCATTTGGTGTTTATCGATAGGAGCAGTAAAGCGAGAATACAGCGGTCCAGACACCGACAGTTGATTGTCAGTGAATTCGTCCAAATTAATTGGCGCGTTATCGTTCGAGTCATAATCAATCAAAATACACACAGTGCCCGTAGTGAGGGTAGAGCACGCGGGTTCGTAGCGGATACGGTTACCAGCGCTGTGCATGGTGTATTTGTCAAAATTAGCGGCCTGAAAGTGTCCAACGGAGAAGGTGTCGGCAAGTCCTGGGTTCCATCTCCAGGTTTGCACGAATCCTTCAGCCGAGGTAGGCTGCAAAGATCCCAAACGTTCCGTTCCAGTGAATGGCACTACAGGGTACTTAGCCATGCGACCAGGCTTAAGAGCCTTGGCTACAGGGGTAGACATCTGTTGTGACTTACTATTCGCAGAGCGGCGCGGGCGTGAACGAGGCATTGTCAGGTTATCAGGGTAGACGCAAAGTTAATGAATCTGACTGGGCTCTCCAAGTAAGAGCCCTAGCGTTTCCCCATGAGCAAATCACCCTTGCTCTTTGGTACTCGAGCGCCTTCTCGTCCTAGGCGCCCGTTTCCCCTTCTTCTTCGCTACCACCCTTGCTGGTCGGTGTAGCTCTCCGTCGACATTCACGGCGTCCTTAACAGACGGCCTCTTCACCTCACCACATAAGGGTGGGGAGAGGATCGTGGTCGTGTCGGCAGATTTTAACCATTCCCGGAATTGATCGTGGTCGAATTGGACATCTGCGAGGGACTGCTCGCAATATGTCTCCATCCATCCACCATCATCGTCATTTGGGTATTGAACCTCTGCTGGAAGGTCAGATCCCCATTTGGTCATCGCACGGAGGTCGGTCCGGTAACCGCTCTCACCGCGTAACTCTACCACTCTGCGACATAACTCTCCAATGACAGGCGTGTTAGCGTCCGTCAACATGAAGGATCTGGCCTTCTCACCAAGCTTATCCAACGGTTGCACTGACGGTGGTAGTGCAACAGTTACATGGAATTTGTTGAGCTGGCGGGGTATGTCGCAACACGAGTTGGTGTCGCCGTACCACACGTTGGGTCCGTACATGCGTGACAAAAATGTCACGCCGAACTTGCCGCGTGTTACCTCATCACATGTGAGCTTTAGGCCCACTTGTGATGCTGCTCTGGTGGCTGCGGACGGACTGATATTTGCTGTCAGCCCGTCGTCGCCGCCGTAGATACCCAGAGCAGCCCATGCTTCCTTTGGGGTTCTCCTGGTTCCCCGGTATGGCTCTGATCGAAGAGCCACATACGACACAAATGCGTTGTCGATGGAGTTGAATGCCGCAGTCTCAGGACTGCCGGACAATCTGGCGGTTCCACTAGTGTAGTGGGTACCGTGTCGGCCCACGCCTCGCAAATTGAATTGCGTGCGATGTAGGTCCAGGATCTCACCAAGATACTGCCGTTTGTAGGCACGAGTCAAGACTTTCCGCTCGAGGTCTCTCAGGATGTTGGATACCCGTCCGTCGAAGCGACTGAAATCAGTATTGATGGCAGTGGTCGCAGAACTCAGGATACCGGACACGCGTGTAGCTATGTCGACGGGAGTCTGGCCAAATGCATACCAAGGCACTGTTTTCAGCATGGCGCTGATGGGGTACATGAACATCGAGTAATCTCTCTTGTCGGGTCCATTGATGGTGGTGATCGGCCTGGGGTCCTTCGCTCCTGCGTACGCTTCTCGTTTGATGAAGCTCTTCGCGATGCGTCGGGGCCTTTCATGTTCCGCACGGTCAAGAATCTGGCGCTGGGATGGCCTGTCTTGTCGTGCGTACACTTCATCCAGATCGGTTGGGCTCAACTGATGCGCAGATGGCACCAGGAGCGCGACAAACTCGTCCTGCAAATTGGCCAAATACGGGGTGGTGTGCAGGGGACCACTCTTAAAGTCGGTGATCCTCCGCTTAATACACCACTCCTCATTGGCTCTCGTGTCTGCGGGGGAGAAAGCTCCGTGGAGGATGGGGGACATGAAGGCTTGCATGGGATCCTTCACATCCACTGGAGGCGTTCGGTTGGCGACCTCGTAGGTGCGCACGGCCTCTGACACAGGAAAGACGTAAGTTCTCCTGGCTTGGGGTTGTGCGCGGTGGTAGCCGAGTAACGCGGCAGCCTGTGCCTTCTGCTCAATCTCGTTGTCGGTTGAGGGCAGATGGGCTTGAATGGCTGACATGTTGACCTTGACGGTGCTATTCGACGCGATGATGCGAATCGCGTCGTCGGTAGCTGCCGGGATGGTGCCACATGCATAAGTGCCGGCCTGAGCTGTGGAGACTTGGAGGTTTTCCTTCCCCTGGATATAAATCCGGGTGTACTCACCCTCCACGGGCTCTAGCCTACTCAGTCGTGACCCACCCAAGAAATTGGCGATGACGGAAGAAAATCCGGTCCATCGAGCCATTGGGGTGAGGCAGACGAGATAATGGTCATCGCTCACCTTACGGCGGTCTACTAAATAGGCCGCCGTCTGGTAGGGGATGCCGAAGCACTTACGCGTCGTAAGCAAACAGTCTGTATTGTAGTTCCAGACTGGGTGTCCATACCTTCCACCACCACTGACAGTGTAATCCACAGTTTGTTCTTTGGTGAACGTAAAACTGTAATCTACGCGTGTGGCGGCGGCTACGTCGGGTTGAAAGGTGTACAAGCATGTAGGCATAAAGGCCTTGGCGAGTACATCCGGCATCTCTACGTAGTAGTCAGTGTCGATCATAACAAGCATGTTGTCACGACCGGCACGCCTATCGGTATGGGCGGAATTGAGATCTTTGGCCCAGAAGTGGATTCTGGAGCCAACCTGCCCTCTGCGCTGGTCAGAACGCGAGGACTGGTAAAAGAAGGGTACAAGTCCCAAAGAGGAGGAAAAATTCTTGGCAAAGAAGGTGCCAGTGGAGCGATCCGCGGCGCTCACACCATGGGTGTGCTCGGGGGTCGGCTTCATACGAATAAGTTCCTGCTCGGTGAATCTTGCTCGCTGAGTTTCCGGAAGTTGGTCCGGTCTCTCAGCTGTGGCATCCAGATGGCCAGACATAATGCGTCTGATCCACCCGGCCGCTGCTGGCTTACTGTTGATGATTTTAGTTGTCACAACGAGCGCTACTGCGGTGCCACCGCACAGAATTAATGCGGTCTTCACGCCGTCTCTAGGCATGGTACGATCGATAGCTCAAGTATTACAAGAATACGAGTATACTGAAAGGAG